GGCTGCTCATCGACTTCCTTGACGGTGTCGAGGTCACCACGTTCTCGGAGGTACTCGTACTCCTTGGACTCGGTCCAAGTGAGGTTACCTTCACCAACCTTGACTTCGATTCGCTGGTTGGTAAACGTGAGGGCACCCTCCACGTTCCCCGAGTTGTAGGAGCCAGCACCCAAGATGGGGGTGATGGTAATACAGGTGGTGTTGCCGTCGGACGGTTCTCGGGCCGTCACTGTGTGGACGGTGGCTACCGTCTCACCATTGATCGTCAGCCGGGCCCCAACAGGAACCTGAGTAGTCACTGCGGAGTTCAGGACGAGGGTTTCGACGTTCAGGGTGGCGTCGTTTTCGGTTCCGTTGTCGGTCAGGTTGCCCGTCCCGCTCAGACCATCCTCGATATAGATGGTCACGTCTCGCATCTCAATTCGTGCCATTAGGCTTCTCCTCTATGAGGGGTTTCTAGTCAGTAATCTCGTTGGGCTCTCGCGACCCAGAAGCACCCGCACAGAGGCGGTAAAAGGTCCTGCGGTGTTGGTCCGCGCGACTGACACCGAAGGGTGTATTTAGATGAGGTCGGCGTCAATGTGCATGTCGAAGAGGACGTCGACCTCGGATTGTCGGAAGCGGTCTGTGGTGTTCATCTGGCCGAAGTGGAACACCTTCACTTTGCTGCCTTTGTTGTTCTTGACTCGAAGACACCCAATCAGCTCCTGGGTATCTTGGACGTTGGGGCCATACTTGTAGACCGGGACCGGGTCGAGCATGGCTTCTTGGAACACTCCGCACCACTGGATCAGCTCGTAGGCCGGTCCGTCCATGTCCATGAACGAAGTAAGCAGCACATTGGCGACAACTTCGACGTCATATATCCCGTTGCTGATCTCTTTGGTGTACGGGCCTGTGACTCGCATTTCTGCGTGAGAGGCTTGCATAAACTCAGAGGACCTCTCGTCGATGCCCTCCACGAAGTAGGGGATGCTGTTGTCAGAGGCAACTCCCTCAAAGTAACTCGCAAGTGAAGAGAAGAGCCAGCGTGGTAGGTCTTTCATTCGATGACTCCAGACGCCGAATCAGCGATCGGCATGTATTGGGCCGGGTACTCAGGAAGGTCCTCGTTTACAGGCCCACCCTCGATCTTCCTGGCCACTATCAGCCAGGCTGTCTCTTGCTCGAACTCGTCGATTGTCTGGATGTTGTACCGGCTGCCGTTGTAGACGATCCAGTCGTCGTGCTCCAGTGCCCAGCCAGGGACGTCCGTCCGGTCAATGATGAACCTGCGGGTCCCGTGGTCGTATGACCCACCCTGAACCACACTCTTGTTAGCAGAGATCAGGGAGATGGGAGTCAGTTGCTCCCGCTTCAGGACATCAGGCATCACCACTGCCCGGTCGACGTACACCGACTCCCTATTCACCGTCTTCACGCCAGTCTTCAGATCGGTGTCGGTGCTGATCAGCTTGTAGACAGTGACTGGGGACCCATACTCCACCTTCATCTGCCTGATGCACCTGCGCACCAGCCTGATCAGATTGTAGTTGGGCCTAGCCATCACGCTGTCCTCCGATGCTTGACATGAACGTATGCATGCTGCGGAGCTGCTCCGTGTTGGTGGCGATCACAGAAGCATTCTCGCGCACGATCTGGGTGAGCACCTCGGTATTGAACGTCTCCAAGTTCCGCACCCGGTCGACAAGTCCCTCCTCGCGCTTCCAATCGCGCCAGATGAAGAACAGCACAATCCCGATGAGAGGGCCAAAGTCCTTCATGACTGCAAAGTATTCCATCTTGAGTTCCTTACTCCGGATCGGGAAAAAGGTCATGGATCGCGGTGATCGCGTCCGAGTAAGTCGTGGTGCCATCCCTCTGGTCTCGGTAGATCATCTGGAGGCGGGTCTGAACGCTGGGGTAACGTCGCCGACGCCTCCGAAGGTACCTGGCTTTGTTGTCCGCCATCTTCTCCGCCACCGAACGCGGGTCATCAGGGAGCTCGCCAGCTTTGAGGTTGGCTATGAAGCTGAACGGGGCGATTACTTCTATTTCTATTTCCCCTTCCTCTCCTTCCTCCCCTCCTTCTACTTCTATTTCCTTTATGATCTGAGGAGGAGGCTGCCACGTAACAACGTCATACTTCTCTTCAGGGTAGCTGTCCATGATGTCCCGGTCATCGCCGCACCAGGCATGGACCTTACCGTCTTTGATAACTAGCTGCATTTTCACTCCTTGTTAGATTCCAACAATGTTGGCCAAGCCGTTTAGTGGGGACAGGGCTTCGGTCGGGCTCGCGGGCTCGTCGATGTCTATGAGGATTGCGCTAGAGGCGTCGATCGACGCGAGGTTCTCAGCGCGGAACAAAGTCCCCTCAACGCTATAGTTATTGGACGACACGGCATCAATGAATCCGTTCTGGGTCGCATACACCGAGTAGGGTTCGCCTCCAGCTATATTGAACATGGCATTGGCTCGAATCAAGCCAGAGGAGGAGGCACGGAGGGAACACTGACCAGAGCCCGTCACAGTCGCCCCCGGGAAATTGATAATTCCTCCTGATTGGGACAACACCCCCTCCTGGGCTGCCGACGAGACATACACAAAGTCGGCGAATATCACACCCCCAAGCTGAGTGTGCAGGTTGGCATCCCAGTTAGCCACCCCGACTTTGTCACCGCTGGTCGTGCTGTCGGTGGAAGAGAATACAATTGCGGCGTTACTTAACATCCGTACTCCAGACCCTGTCCCGGAGCCAGCGATGACCACGTCCTTCCAGGTTCCAGAATGGTACGGTCCGGAGGTCCTGACACCATTTGTAGAGGTGAAAGTCAGCACTGTCTTCATGAGAGTGCAAGACCAAGTCTGACTCCCTGAGGGGGACTGAAGGTTAGGGACTCCGACTTGCTGGATGACCTTGATCGTGACCCGGTTATCGGTGCCGTTCCAGGCAGTCACTTCATGGCACCCCAGGCCAAGAGTTCCGTATGTTCCTCCTGTGACGCCAGACACAATGACGTAATCACCCGCCGAGATATCTTCAGCTCCCGGAAGTTGGAGGGTGTAGGTGTAGAACTTGTGGTCACCTGATGTGGTTACACCAGACTTGAAGAACGAGGTTGCAGTGAAGTAATCCGCCTCACCCTGGAACGTGACGTTTGCCCCATAAGGGTTGTAGAAGCCGATAGCAACACCGTGGTCATACTGGCCCGCTCCGATGTTCACAGTCACGAGGTTATCACCGATCGACCACTTATCCATTTCCTCGATTGCTCGTGTGACGGTGGCATACGGAGCTCCGACGCTCCCGTTACCTGTGACGTCGTCACCACCGTTCGCAATCGTCGCAACCTCGATAGTGGTATCGGCGGTGAGCTTGAAGGTCCACGGCGAGTCGGCTACGTCGACCCACTCTGATGCGTTCACGCCTGTGGACAAGAGGACCTGATCAGCCCCAGTTGGGGCGGGAAGGATGTTTGCCCCGTTGATGTTGCCGGTTGTGGTCAGGCTATCATCGCCGAACGAGATCGCGTCGGTACTACTGTTGATGGTTGCGCCATCGATCGTGATGTTGTCGACGACGGTCGGCCCAGACATGATGATCGACGAGTCGCTGTTGATCCGGAGATCAGAGGTGTCCCAGAAAATCTCGGAATCTTCGCCAGTGCCAAATGCCCACTTGGCGTTGTCTTCCATACGGCTGACACCGCCGGTCACATTGATGGCATAGTTACTCACACCATTCGTCTGAGTATCGATACACAGCGACGTTGCGGTAGTGATTGTCCCGTCCCCAGTTTGAACAGCCGACGGGACGTAAATCCCAGCGAACATGTCGACGGTGTCGTCTGTGGCGGCGACAATTGCGGGGCTGACCTGTATACCGTAGGCATTCTTAGTGTCGGCCGATTTCAGGGTGGGCCTGAGAAAGATACCACGAACATCAGAGTCGGTAGACTCGAAGCTGCCAGCGACTGCGATTCCGGCCACATCCCCTGGACCAAAAAGAGAAGAGATAAGACTCAGCCCTATGATCAAATTAGCGGGCGTCGTCCCTAGATGCAGCCGATTGGGGCATGCGATGATTCCGATGTTGCTGCTGATGTTGTTGTCATCGAAAACCAGATTGTCCACTCTGAGCAAGGTGAGTTCCGTGACTTCGGTGGACCAGGCTCCGGTGCCCGCACCCGTGGACTGATAGACTTGGTTGGCGCTGTCGGGAAGTCCGATGACAGCCCCGCTGATCTCGGTGTCGACGTACGACTTGGTGGTCAAGTCGTTGTCATCCACGGGGTCGACGCCGATTACGTTACCTGTGAACGCTCGCGTGCCATCGACCAGGCTGTATTGGGTGTGGTCGTCGTCACCTAGTCCATCGAGGTTACCATGGTCGGTAATAACAGCCCCACCAACCTCGGTGTCAACGTACAACTTGGTGGCCAGGTCCGCGTCGTCCACGGGGGTGACGCCGATTACGTTACCTGTGAACGCTCGCGTGCCATCGCCCAAGATGTATTGTACGTGATCGTCGTCGGCCAGCCCGCCGAGAGAGCCATGGTCGGTCAGCCCGCCGCCAGCACCGCCACCAACTTGGTTGGAGGGCACCTTGCCTCGGAGGTTCTCAGTCTGGATATGATTCCAGCCCGTGCCCGACTTCTGGAACGTCGAGCGACAGATCAGGAAGGCGGTGCCGGAGTCGAGGGCGAACTCGCGCGGGAAGTTGTAATCGTCGTAGTTCGATGAGTCAGTGAGAGCACTGGCTTCAAGTGTGTAATTGCCTGAGGGCAAGTTGACTACGACGCCCGAACCTTGATCCGTCTTGTTCTGCACACCCCAGAAGATCAAGCTGAAGTATCGGTTGTTGCCGATGGAGCTACCAGTGGAGTCATCGACGATGTCGAACAGATTGGAGACAACAGTATAGGCGGCGTCGAAGTTATTCGCGACCAAGATGATATTATCGGCCGACGTGTCCTTTGCGCCGAACATATGATCATGTAGTTGGCTGATCTCACCGGAGGTGGATTTCCATGTGATGCTGCTTGCTCCGTGCGTGAAGTATCCATCGACCCCATCAGGGTTCACACCGTCGGACCAGTGAGCGCCCATACCCAGTCGAATCTTCCCAGCGACATGGGACAGATGGCCTTGACCAACCACGCCTGCTGTGTCGGACAGGTGGTCATTCCAGTTCTGGTTGACGTACGGGCCGCCGTAGGTCTGTACGAAGCTTGCCGTGGGCACGGCCATGTAGCAAATCTTGATGTGCTCTTCGGAGGGCCACTCGGTGCCACTGTCAAGCGTCTTCGTGCTGAAGGGGATGTACACCATTGTCCCAGTGGGGGAGGTGTTAGTGCCGGGCGTGATGTTGATTGTCTGGGGGGTCGGGTCACAGTCAAGCTGGGTGTCGCCGTCGGTGAACTGCATTGTCAGATCGCCGCCCCCAGACTGTTCCAGGTAGAGCTGGATGGTCGTGCCGTCTGTCGAGTTGATCGTGGCGTCGAACGATTCGCGAGTTGTACCGTTGAAGAAGTTTCGCTGCGATCGCAGGAGTTCGTACCGCTGGTTTTCGGGCTTCCAGCCAAGAAACTGGTCGGTCTCGAACGCAGGGCTGAACTGGACGTTCGATGCCCACTCCAAGTCCCACAAGCGGTCGAACTCGATCTGGATCGTCCCCACGGTGGCGTCCGGAACGGTGACCGTACCGATGCCCATGACGTAGTCCGGCGAGGTGGGGCGAGTGTTCGTGAAGGTTCCATTCCCGGTGGTGTCCAGATAGAGGTGGACTCCAGGGGTCATTCCATCGGTGTCGACGTCGTGAATCACACCAGCGATCAACAGGTAGCCATTGGTGTTGTCTTCGATCAACTCCGTGGTGATACCGCGAACCAACGCCTTCGGCCAATTCTCCCGAGTGGCGTCCGCCAAGTCGATGGTGGACAACCCGGAGTCGGTGCCGGTGTAATACACCAGGCTTCCGTTCGGGATGTCGGCTCCGCTGATGTTGCGCACGAGGATCAGTTGCTCTTGCCCGATTTGCAAGTTCACGTTTCCACCCGGCAGCCCGAACTCAAGGGTGCCGACTTCCGCGTTCCACTGTAGCCGACCGACTGCGCTACCGTTCGTGTACGTGGTGTCGAACTGGGCGTAATCCACGCCCTTGATGTACCCACTCAGGGCGATGTTATCAGCGGCAATATCCCCATCTACGTCGAGCTCGGTTGACGGGACGAAGTCCGAGTTCGCGCTGATGCCCATCTGCGCCACTCGAATGGCGTCATCACCCGACTCACGAATATGCCCGTCGTCCAGGACCAAGGGCTCGCGCACAGCAACGGAAACATTGTTGACTACATAGTAGTAATATGACATGCAGCGTCACGCTCCTGGTTTGGTGATCACAACGAAGCCACTTCGTTGACCTCGATGTCGATTGTCTTCGTGTTGAGTGCGGTTCCCATGGTAACGATTACGTTACCATTGGCAATTGGTGGGTCTGTGGTGAGCAAGCCGTCGGTTGTGTCGAGATAATACAGGGCCCCGGGGGTGAGCTCCGTTGCCCCGATTATTGCGGTCCAGTCTTCCAGATACACAGCCCCATCGGTTTGGATCGTGACCGTATCGGTGGCTGACCCGCCGACGCAGACGAGGCCGATCGTGTTCGCGGTCGCAAGCACAGTGGCGTTGGCGAGGTTAACCGTGTTGTTGCTGACAACATACACTGGCTGACCAGCGACCATCGTTTCGCCCGCGATCATGGGGTGCTGAATCAGGTCTTCCCCGGCCGGGTGATACCCGTCCAGGATTACGTGGACGGTGTCTACCATCGCCATCGCGGTCCCGGCGGGCCTGAGCATCTCCATTATGAGAGTGACCTCGTCGGCCATCGCGAGGGTGTCAGTGCCGGGGTCGCTTCCGTGGTTGTTGTGCCACTCAGCGGCGTCGTCCAGGAGCATGTCGTCCCAGGCCGATTTATTCTTGTCGCCGTACTGGGAAGCTGAGTGCGTGAAGGGTAGAGAGGAGGTGGCGAGCACCCGCTTCTCCTTCAATCCGGCACCTGTCCCACCACCGGAGGGGCGCATGCCGTCTCGGTAAATGTTTGGGCGTGGGATCATTTGTATGCCGAGAGGTTGATCTCGGCCCCGGTTGTTTCCTCAATGAATCGGATGGCGCGTAGGTCGCCGAAGTAGAAGATCGACTCGCCAGCGGCAAGCCGGGTCCCAAACGACGCAGTAGGGGTCTGCCCGTCATCGAGCCACCGGATGTTCTGGTTAAGGGCCTGAATAGTGGCCACCCGACCGTCTCCAATCTGAACCCCGACGGCGGCTGCTAGGTCTGTGATTTGTCGATACCCTGCGGGCTCGATAGCGGCATCAGCTACAAAACGATCGGCAAACGCCATGATGAGTCTCCAAGGTAAAAAGCTGCCCGGTGAGGCAAATACCTCACCGGGCGTCTATTGGTACCGGCCTCACGACCGGGCTGGGTTATGCATAGAGCACAGCACCCAGGTTTTCATCAAGCTGCGCGACTCCGCACAACATGTCCAAGGTCACGATAGTACCTTGGCTGGAGATGTCGTACTGCATCGCAACCCGCATGGCCAGGCTGTTGAAGCTGCCGACAGCCGCTTGGACACCGAGGGCACTGGCCGGGAGCGCGAGGGGCCGGGTGACCAACGCCAGGGCGTCCCGATGGAACGCGAAGTTGATCGAGCCGTGCGGGCCCGGGAACACTTCGTCCGCAGCCGTGACAGCCACTTCCAGCGGTCGGTCGAGCCACACAATCACGCTCGTGGTGCTCACGGCATCCACCTCGATGATCGTGTAGGTCTTCCGGCTGCCGCCGGTGCCCGTCGCCAGCAACTGGCCGACAGTCGGAAGCTTGTTGGCCGTGATGGTGTTGAGCGTAATGCCCTTTGCGTAGCCAATCGCGTACGTGGCACCAGCAACGGCGGGCAAGAACGCGTACCCGACCGCGTTGGCCGACACAACATTCTTGTACGCAGACACCAGTGTGATGCCGGTCGTCGAGCCGGAGCCCGTATGGGCCGACACAACCTGCGGTTGCTGGTCTCCGGCGAACCACACAAACGAGCCGTCCGTGACTTCGGTGCCCGACGTGACCGCCAGGTTGCCCGTGGCGCCAACCGCAGCACCGGCGGTATGGTTCAGGGTCGCCGTGTCGGCGTCCGTCAGCGAGCGGTAATTCACGTTCTGGTCCATGAACGTGTTGAAACCGAGCACACGGCCGAGGCGGGCATTTTCCAATGCCGTGCCGTCGTCGCCACGTTGGTTGGCGGCGATGAAGAGCTCGGTTTTCAGCATCTCGGTCTCAGCCTGGGGGCTGACAACGAGGTTCCGGCCGTTCGGATAGGCCTTGTTGATGTTCATGATCTCGCGAGTCTCAAGGATGTCGTCCTTGGCCGTCGAGGCGCTCATGCCCGCCAGCTTGCCAGCGGCGTTGCCCGCCCACTTGAAAGCTTGGCCGAGGAGGATACGATCGATGGTGCGACCCATCTGCATCGCGGCGGGCTCCATGTAGTAGGAGATCAGGTCCTTGAACGAGAGGCTGGCCTCTTCGTCCTTGATGGTGAACGTGACATAAACGTGCTGATCCAAGGGGACTTGCACGTTCGTGCTGGACGCGTCCTGGCTAACCACCGAGTCCGCCTGCGCCTTTCGCTTGGTGGAGAACTCGCTGGGTCGACGGGTGTTGACCACGTCGCCAAAGCTCGCGACCAGGTTGGAGAAGTCACGGTGGACCAGGTTGGCCATCACCATGTTCTCTTCGAGGATGGCGAGGGACTCTTGTGCCCACAGTTCGGGGATCAGGGCGTCGTTGTCGTTGGCGTAACAGAGAAGGTTCATAGGTGAACTCCTTGGTTTTAGCTTGGATAGAAATGTGAAACTAATCCCAGGTGAATCCTCGCGAAGCTCCCTGGTGCTGCTTCGCGAACTAAGCCCGGTCTTCCCGGTTTACCCTGGACTTGGAGGCGCGGACAACCAAGTAGGGTAGTTACGTATTCGTTATCCGAGCCGCTCTTTGATGTCGGCTCGTTGTTTCCTATATTCGGTGGCAGTCATGTTTGCATAGTCGATGTCTCCGGTACCCGGGGAGGCCCCTTGACCAGCACCAACGCCGCTCACCACATTGCTCTTGAACAGGTTTCCGTGCAACTTCGGAAGCTGCTGCATCCGTTTTACGGCGTCCATCGGGGTGCGGAGGGTGTTGATCGACTCCCCAGTCTTTTCATCAATGTCGGGGAAGTCCACCATGGTCGTGAATACTCCGCCATCTTCCTTCAGCACAGCATAGGGCTGGAGGTGGGTCACAATCTGCGACGGATTCCAGGCGTCAGCGCTCGTGGCGGCATCTTGGAGTGATCGCTTCACCTCGCTGGTCTTGAATAGCGACTCCCATTTGTCGCCACGGGCTTCGGAGACCGACAGTTCAGCCAACGATTTCTCCTCGGTTTGTTTCCGCTCGAACTCAGCTTGCTGCTCGGTGCTTCGGTTTTCCTTCTGGGCATCTGCCAGTCGGGTTTGCAGGCTGTCACGCTCCTCTGTGGTGAGATTCTGGTTCTGGAGCAAATCCTTGTAGCTGCCCTCCAGTTGGGTGAAGCGTTCCTGGTGCTTTCGCTTGTCGTCAGCGAGGAACTTGTTCACTTCATCCTGGGTGAATGTTGGCGGGTTCCCGCCGGTTTTGCCGGCGTCTCCGGCGTCCCCGCCACCACCATCGGCAACAGAGTTACCAGTGGAAGTGCCTTGGTCTTCGCCTGTACTTCCATCCGAGTTGCCGTCATAGCACAAGATGGAAACGAAGTTGAAGGAATGTCGCATTGTCATAGCCTCTTTGTCAATTAGCCCTACTGAGTCGTACTAATCCGTCGAGAACCAGGCGTGGCTTCAACCACCCCCACACTCTCGCGGTCGGAATACCATAGACAAGGTATTCCTGGGAGACACTGTCGTCGGCGTAGGTGGTCCGAACGGCAGCGTAGGTTTGTCTGATAACATTGGTGTTGTTCACGGCGTCCTCGGGATCGAAGCCCTCAAGGAGGGCAAGAGCGATCTCGTAGCACGCCCATTCGATCTCCTCGGGGACAGCGGTGTCCTTCCCCCGTGGGAATTCCAGCGGTTGCGTGAGGTCGGCGACGATGATCTGGTCCCGAGTCGGGACACTGGTCAAGATGCGTTGCTCTTGGTGGCCCCCGGTGTCCTCGAATGTGATCAGCCACACTGCATTCTTCACCCCGCGATAGTTTAGGGTGTCAATGAGAGTGGTGGCCGCTGTGAGGGCCTTCGGGCGATCATCGGGGCTGGACTGTAGCCAGCCTTCTGAGTGTAGGCGGGCGTCGAAGTATTCGTTCGCACCCGCTAGGGAGCCGTAATAAGCCATTGGTCAGTGTTCCTTATGAGTTGCCGATGCCCGTCCCTGCGTTGGCCGACCCTCCGGCTTTCTTTGCCTTCTGGTATGTCGACTGGATAACTTTCGGTTTGATGGGGGCTGGCTTACCCGTTGGGTTGGCAGCTCCCGTTGTCTTGACCGGGGGTTTTCCGTTGAACTTGGCGACCATTATTCATCTCCTGCTTTCTGGAGGCGTTTACCGTCGCCCCGTGTCGGGTCTTTTGGGGTGTCTTTTAGGGTGGGATCGTTGGCTTCCTTGCGTTCCTCTTTTCCGTCCCCATCACCTTTGTCGAGGTCGTCAACTCCCCGGGCTGCGGGGTTGTTTAGGTCATCAGTCGCCTTGGCTGCCGATTGAGCTTCGGCGATCCGGGTGATCCGGGCAATGTGGTCCTCGCGGGCCACCAGGTGCTCTCCGTCAGAGAACCCGAGGGCGGACGACGCAACCTTCTCTCCGACAAGTCCAGCCGTTTGTGCTGCCATAATGATGTCAGGGTCGGACGTCGCGTAGGGTGCGTTATCGATCTGAGCGTAAATCTTGTCGATGGTTGCCGTGTCAACCCGTCCGGCCAGCAACGCCGAGACGATGTTCTTCGACAACTCCTTCTTGACTTCCTTGCCAGGGACGGCGTACATGAGCTTGGCCAGGGAGTTCGCTTCTTCGATTCGGTCCTTGTCGTCCTTTAGGCTGTACCGATCGGGGTACTTGATCGTGGCGACCTGCCGTTGCTCCGGGTCTCGGCTTTCGTAAGCAGCCCAGTGCTGGGCGATGGCCCGCTCGGCGCTTTCTAGCACCAGGCCGATGTATGAGAGCCCGGCTTCTAAGCCCTGGTCCGAGAGATTCTTGGCTTCTGATGCCGCTGCGCGTTGGCCAGTCTTGTTCTGGACCGCGAGGTTCACCAGTTTCCTGATGCCGTCTTCCAGCTTCTCCTGAAGCTTCATCGACGCCATCAAAGGCTCGGAACTCGGGTGAATGAATTCGGGCCTATCGAGGCCCTTGCCATAGCGTCGTCCGGTTTTTGCCCCCGTGCGGGCCTCGATCCCAGGCTCGCTGTTGTCTGTTGTGACCGTGGTCCCGTCGTCGTCAACTTCGCCCATCTTCAGATGGTTCCCGACATCTCGATTGTCAGATTGCTCAGTGTAGAACGGGAAGTTGGCTTGGAAGGCGTAGGATACATCGGAGGAACCAAGATTCAGCAGGGCGATTTGATGCTTGCACACACCCTTCAGAACACTGCCCCCGATATCCAGCATGGCGAAGGGGATTTGCTCAAGGTCGAGCCGGGTGACAGCGTTGTCATTGTCCTTGATCCTCGTCCCGTTGAAATCGATCGTGTAGTCTTCTTCGTCATACAGCTTCATCTTCACCAAGCCATCCGTCGGGTCGACCCAGATGAACCGGTACCGGACGAACCCACCAGACGGGAGTGAGATTCCGTGCATGTTGGTTTGATGGTAGCTGGT